TCTTGGTCATCACTTAAATTAGTAACTCTAAAGTATTTACAATTCTCTACATCTAAAGCACCGTCTGCTCCATGAGGAGTTGAATTAAATACTGCTACTGTTGTAGTTTGTGAGTGAGTACAAGTTAATATTCTTTCAAATACATCTACTATATTTGAAGTTGTTAAAGCGTTAGTAGAACCTCTGACTGAGCCATTAAGGACTACATTTTCTGTAATTGTTGTTGTTAATTCTGCCATTTTATTTTTTATCTATTTGTTTAAGTTTATTTATTGCCCAATTTATTCCTGATGAACCACCCCATGCATCCCACATAATACCACCGCAACCTTCAGAATAAGGTACGTCTTTATATTGTTGGTGTCTTTTAAATGAAGCCATTCTTGCTATTGTATCTCTGCTAATAGGTTTTCTATCTGCTAACTGTGCTGAACGTGTCCAACCTACTCTAGTACCGCAATCGCTTCCGTTTTCTAACTTTCAAGCTCTATGCTTATTGCTTCTAGCTTTTCTAATATGTCTTCGTACTTCATAGCTTTAATGTTATTTTAAATTTCTTCCATCCTATTTGAACTATTAGTCTTCCTATCTTAAATTTTAGCATTAGTAACCTGCACCATTTGTATTTACAGGAATATTACAAGTTTGAAAATCGTTCTGTACTAACACTCCTAAAGTAAACACATATCCACAACATAAGTTATCAAACCTTTCTTGAAATGGCTCTATTGTAAATTGGTCTTGCGTAAAATACATAGGTTCGTTTATATCATTTACTCCTTCTATTGATTGTCTTGAACTATGTCTTAGCATTCCAATAATATCTGTGCATATTTCTAAAGTCTGATTGAACACTTCTTGTTCGTTATTCTTAGTATTGACTAACTTAGTTAAAAGCTCGTGCTGTTTAGTTTGCCAATCTGACTTTTCTGAAACTAAATCCATTACAAAGATTTGAAAGTTGTAACTCAATTGACTGTCTCCTGTCGTTACTGATGTTGGATTAATATGCATTAATGGAAACTTTTCCATCTTTTCAAGATTGATGTCATATATATCACCAACTGAAGTTGTGCTGATTTGTTCGTGATATTCACCTAGTCTAAGCAAAGTGTTTACTACATTATTATATGTCTTATTATTAACCATTTCTTTTTACTTTGTTTTGTGAGTTTAAGTCTGTTTCATAACTTAACCAAGTCAAGCATTCTAACAATCCTAAATTCGTTATTCTTTCCAAGTTTACTATCTCTCCATTTGTTAATCTATACATCACACCGAACCAACCCCATTTATCTGCAAAGCTTTCTGTTGCTATTGCATCTTCATTTCCCTCATCTGCTCCATCAAATACAATGGCAAAATCTCTGACAACTCCTTCCCTAAAGTGTAAAAAAAAACCAATGCACCTTGCACTTGTTGAGCTGACATCTTTTTCATTTCTTCAGTCCTAAGCCGAATATTTCCATCATAAGCATCAATGACATAAATATCGTTCTTCTTCAATGTTACAGGACGGTAAAGAACAGCCATTATTTCAGGTAAGTTCTTTTCCATTCCATTCTTCAAAAATGTTTCTAAGTCTGCATACTCCCCTAATGTTATACTTGATAAATCAGGGTGAAAACCGTACTCAATACCATCTATTTCAATTATCCTTTTAAGCTTTGTATCTTGCTCTTGTTGTAGCTCTGCTATCCTACTCATTATAACTGCTACATCTGATAGAGCTAATTCCTTTACTAACTGCTTAGGAATATTAGATAACTCTGCTATTGTTTCTGTTGCTATTTCAGTCTTTGTACCTTTTTCAAAATCAATAAGTTGCAACCACTTTTCAAGAGTTACATCTTCCCAACTATTAATCAACTTGAACTCTTTTACCTTACCTTTCTTTTTGACTTTTACTTTCATCTGTTATATAATAGAAATTTGTTGTTTTTAGTTTACTGCACATAATACTTCCCTGCATTAGGGTTGTCTAAGTGATAAATAACGTTATACCTTACACCATCAATTGCGTGATTATAGTTATCTACATAGAGCTTAGAACCTTTATCAGCGTATATGTAGTTATTCAATTCTTTAGCTATGTTTGTACTTTCAGGAGTTATAACAAGTTCATAATCTTGCATTCTAGTTATTCCACTTTCAATAGTTCCTTTTTTAACAGGCTTGATGTTTACACCTAAATGTCTAAGGTCTGCAATAAGCCTTGGTTCTGCTGAGTCTGCTATGATAAGCTTGTTATCTACTTTTTCTAATATGATTTTAGCCAACTCATTTGACTTCAATCCGTTCTTATAAATATGTTCTTTTAAATATATCTTACGCTTCCTTTTATCAATAGCTACTTCAGTAAGACTGTCAGGGTCAACACTAAAGCCAAAGTCCATACCGCAAGAAGTCTGTAAGCCATCAGGATTAAATTCTCCTATACTCCAATTCTCAAATACAACTCCTTCTGCCTTGTCTAACCAACCTCCTAAAATTTTATGCTGATACTTTTTAAAGTTTCTATGCTTTATAGTCTTAATACGCTCTAGGAAGCTCTGTGAGAGATTATCTTCATTGTCTAGGTATGTACTATGTATATAGCATACATTGTCTCTAACGCCATTAAAACCTGCTTCAACTCCTTTGTCCTCAAAAAATCTTTTATAAATCCAATGCTCTTTAGTTACAGGATTAAGTATAAGTATAATTCTATTCTGTATTTCTTTTTCTCTAATGCTTAAATCAATAGTGTCAAATATATCTTCATCAATAAGTTCTTCAGCTTCATCAAGTACCCAAGTACTTATACCTTGCAAAGACTTTAAACTTGCTGTCTGATTTCCTGCTGATGTCTTAATACCTCTAAATAGAATGTCTGACTTGTTTCCTAAATTAACAACCTCAGCTTTGTTTACACTAAAGATATTTTCAAAGCCTAACAGACTTATCTTTTCTAAGAACTCAGGAATGATTGATAAGTGAGCTGACACCATTGTAAACCTTGTAAACAATACTCTTATGTTTTTAGACATAGTAAGTAAAGTAAGAAAGACTGTTACAGCAAAAGACTTACCCGAACCCCTACCGCCTGTGATTATAAAGTATCTAGCATCAGAATTAAATAATGGATTGTATTTCTTACTCAGTATCAGTTTCTACAAATGTTATTAAAGGCATATTTATACTATCATCATTTGTTGTGACATCTACCCTTTGTTGAGGTTTACCATAGAAGATCTATACCGCTTTCTAAAGACTTTAACGCCTTCTCGTTCATTGGTGTTAAGTTCTCTATTAACTTTTGTTCTGCTGCTTTGCTTTTGCGTCCTGCTCCTTTCCTAGCACCGCCGTTGTTTATTCGTTTATCCATAATTGAAATAGATTGATTATTCAATCCTTAATATATAATAGAAATTATTCGTATTCATTTGGGAGCATTAGTCTGATACCCAATTCAGTTAACGCCCATATCCTTATTTGTTCTGCATATATTTCAAAGTCTTTAGTATTCATTCTTGCTGAGCTGTTAACTATTTGAAGTCCTACTTGTCTTTCGTTTATCTCTATGCTTTGCCATTCACTTGCAAACTTTACTTTAAGACAATCGTGCATTTCATCAGGGAAGTAACCAAGCTCTGAAGCTAAAGGTTGTACTATACACGCCCAATAGTAATTATTTTGCATATTGCTTCTATTGTTTCTTTGTTTCTTTACATCTACTATGTAATCGTTCTCTAATTCTTTTAAGTGATTAAAAAGCATTTGTTTATCTTGATTGTTCTTTATTACAAACTTCATTAGTCAAATGGTTCGTTAACTCCTCTTGTCCCTATAAGCTTTTCTTTTGCTCCTGCCCAAAGCTTGTCTCTTTGTTTGCTAAGACTAGGTTCAGTTCTTTTAAGGGTAGGCATTCCGTCAGTTGGTTTACTATCCATCCATTTGCCACAACTGCATTGAGCTTCTTTACAAACCCACTTCTTTTCTCTTAAGACTATTGTAGCTTTGCCAACTTCTTTTTCTTCTTTACCACATTCGCATTTATAAAGAGTCATTTCTTTAGTTTATCTAATTCAAACTCTAAATGATTGATTGCTTTCTGTATGCACTCAATAGGGCTTGCGTGTTTCCTTTCTGCTCTTAGTAAGTAAGTAACAGCTGTTCCTGTATTGTAGCTGAGTTCAAAATCTTCAATAACCTTACGAGCTTCATAGCCATATCTTATTCCTTTGTAGTAGCTAGGTATTCTATTTTCTTTCATTTAGTCTATCGTTTTCTAGTCCTCCTGTTAATGTTTCTATTTTATCAATTCTGTACATTATCTTGTTGTTTCTTTTGGCTCTTATCTTTCTTTCTATTATACTCATTACAATAAGTACAAAAATTACAAATAATAAAAAGCATCCTATTAGTTTTAATATCATCATTTGTTTAAAAGTTTTAAAAGTTGATGTGGTGTATATATCCTACTATCACCTGAATAGTTTTCAAATATACAAGTAAAGTTATCGTTTTCCCAAGTCCAAAGACTTCTGACATTCTTTTTAATATGGTTGTTTAATATCCATTTAATTGTTTTGTAAGTTCTTTCCATTTCTATTGTTTTAAGTATTGTCTTATTCTGCTTTCACTTAACTTATACTTCTTAGCAAGTTCCTTTACGCTTTTACCTTTACTATGTAAATACTGACAATTTTTAGCCCTTCCTAAAATCTCATCACTTTTTATGTCTGTCCATTTATTATATTTACTGTTGTAATTTTTCATATTGTTTTAGTTATGAATACGCTAAGGGTTCGGAAAAAAATAAGAAAATAACCGCATTGTTATTTAAATTAAGTTTAGCCCTTAGCATATTCTTTATAAAGTTTTTTTATTCCATCAAAGCATGTTGATATACAAGAACCACAATTAGTTCTAGGACTGTAGTTAGTATTGTATATTGTATTATATGTTTCAATCATTCTCTTTTTAGCTGCTTGGTCTTTTGCTCTACCTGTTTTTAAGTCTTTCCACATATCTAATATTTCATCTACTATT